CACACAGCTAGAACTATGCAAGAAGCTAGGGCTATCTCATGCACCTATCAATCAGGTAGAGAATGGATGGGAGTCAATAAGCCTATTCAATCTGAGAATGATCTGTGATGCCATAGGACTAGAAGTAGTGATCAAAGAAAAGAAGAAGGATGCCTAGAACCCTGCCAATATCCAAGCCTGACTATTCACTTGAAATCCGACACAAGGATTCTCAGGGGAAGTGGTCTGCATGGATCAATAAGGGTAAAGGATTATTTCAATCAATCGAAATAGTACAGCTACAGATCAGGCTTATTTCAGCACCCCATAGAGGCAATGAAATAGAAGTCAGGTTTGAATGGAATGGATGGCTATGTGACTATTCAGGTCAGCCTACAGGGGAAGTGATCAAGTTCAAATGAAGGCGATCGAATGGCTATATGACAAGGAATTCGAATATGTATTCAAGAATATAGGGAAAGATTTGTGGGAAGACTTGAGGCAGGAAGTAGCTGTCATAGTCCTTGAATATAACCCTGAGAAACTAGGGGAACTGCAAAGCAAAGGAAAGCAGGTCTTCAAGTTTTGGATAGTCAGAATCTGCTGCAATCAAACGAATTCAAAATATGGTAAATTCGGCAGGATGTATGCAGCACTTGTGCCTGTGGAGGATGTCATGAAGTTTGTCAAGGAAGAAGAAGAGATTGACAATAGTCAAGAGGTAGCAAATAGCATTTCTAAAATCATCCCTTCCCTGTATTGGTACGATCAGGAGATTCTGAAGATGTACATTGAACTAGGATCAGTCAGAAAGGTAAGCAAGCAGACAGGCATTCCTCACACATCTATTTTCATCACAATCAAAAACATCAGAAAATGTATCATGCAGCAGTTGGTGTACTAGGATCGGTGGGAATCACCTTGATCTACTTCTACATCCTGAACTTTCCTAAATTTTTTAAGGAAGTCACAGGCAGAAAATTGATCAAGCCTTTCTCATGTTCCTTCTGTATATCCTTTTGGATCAGCCTGTTTTTTCTAATCTTAAAAACGGATTTGGTAAATGCGATATTTATAAGTAGCTGCACACCTTTTGTGTACCTGATCATTGAAGATTATTTCACTAACAAATTTGAATTATGACACAGATTTCACCTGAAGATTTAGAATTATTCAAGAAGCACTTCCACCTGTACGAATGCTACAAGAAGCACGCATTCATCAGGAACTACAGCAAGGAAGTATATACTGACTTGATACACCTGTACCTGACCTATGTAAATAAGACACATCAGTTCTCCCATTGGTGCAGTAGCTGTAGGGCAGAACTAGTGGAGTACCTATATGGATGGTATGTGAACGAAAATCATACTACATGGTATAAAGAAGATCAGCCTGTGGTGGAAGAAGCACCTGCAATCATTGAAGAACCTGTGATTGAGAATCTGCCTATCAAGAGAAGAAGAAAAACCAAATAAAAATACACATGGACAACAAACCAAAAATCAGACTAGGAAGCGGAAAGAAAAGAAGTGAATCCTGGATGACTGCTTCAATCTGCATAACAGATGCAGAGGCACACGCATACACCTACAATGGGAAGAAGTATGTCAACATCAATGTCAACATCTATGACAAGGCTAATGACTATGGCAAGGATGTAGGTATCTTCTTGAATGAGTACAAGAAGGATGAAGCGATCCCAAAGGCAAATGCATTCAGCCCTGAACCTGTCAATGATCTACCCTTCTAATTTTAAACCAAAACCAAATAAAAAATGGCATCATTTGAATTGAATTTCAACAGCCCTGAGAAGACTGTAACCATCACACTTGAAGACCCAAACGGAATCTTTCAACTTGCAGATTTGTTTAAGAAGCTACTAGATGAAGCAGGGATTGAGAACACCTTGAAAGAGAAACTAGCAGAACCTGTAGAGGCAGTAGAGGCTACAGAAGAACAGAACTAATTAGGGGAGAAATCCCCTTTACCTTTTTCCAAATCACATGAACATTCAGAAAGTCAAACTATCCGATATAAAGAGCAATCCAAACAATCCAAGGATTATAAAGGATGACAAATTCAAAAAGTTGGTTAAGTCTATTCAGGAGTTTCCAAAGATGCTTGAGATCAGGCCTATAGTAGTGAATCAGGACATGATAGTACTAGGAGGGAATATGAGATTGAAGGCATCAAAGGAGGCAGGGCTTAAAGAAGTATTTATTGTGAAGGCTGATGATCTTACAGAAGATGAGCAGAAGCAGTTTATCATAAAGGATAATGTAGGATTCGGTGAATGGGATTGGGAGATGCTTGCCAACGAGTGGGATGCGGAAGAACTTAAAGAATGGGGATTGGATGTACCTGAATTTGCTATCAATGAATTAGAAGCAGAGGAGGATGACTATGAAATGCCTGATGAAGTTCAGACAGACATAGTGCTAGGTGACCTTTTTGAAATAGGTGAACACCGTTTGCTTTGTGGAGATAGTACAGATAGTGACCAAGTGGCTAAGTTGATGAATGGGGAGAAGGCTGATATGGTATTCACTGATCCTCCTTATGGTGTTTCATATCAATCTAATATGAGGACAAAAACAGAAAAATTTGAAATTTTAGAAAATGATAATGTATTCATTACTGAATGGATAAATAACCTCCCTTTATTTTCACAGGGATTTGTTTTTGTTTGGACATCATGGAAAGTTTTAAAACAATGGATTGAATTTTGTGAACCTATTGGTGAGTTATCAAATTTAATTATTTGGGATAAAGGTGGTGGAGGAATAGGTGATTTAAAAAAAACATTTTTGACAGATTTTGAAGTTGCACTTTGTTATAATAGGGGAGCAGAAATAAAAGGAAAAAGATTGGGTAGCGTTTGGAGTGTTAATAAAGATGCGAGTTCTAAATATCTACACCCAACACAAAAGCCTATTGAACTTGCTGCAATGGCAATAGAAAATGTTTCCTTAAAAAGTAATTTAATTTTAGATTTATTCCTAGGTTCAGGTAGCACTATGGTAGCAGCACATCAACTGAAAAGGAAGTGCTATGGAATGGAACTTGACCCTAAGTACTGCCAAGTTATTGTTGACAGGATGAAGAAACTAGATCCTAGCCTAGTCATCAAGAGAAACGGAATACAGATATAAACCCCAAAATTCAACACTATGAAAAAGCCTGATAGATCAATTATAGAGAAAGCCATTGTGAAGGCATTTGGCAACCTTTCTACGGCTGCAAAGTCATTGAGTGTAGATAGGGCTACCCTGTACAAATGGATCGAGCAGGAGGGCTTAGAAGAGGCTGTACAGGAGGGTAGGAATACTAGGCTTGATTTTGTGGAAAGCAAACTAGATCAGAAGATCAATGGAGGAGATACTACGGCTATCATTTTCTTCCTGAAGACTCAGGGAAAGAATAGAGGCTATGTAGAAAGACAGGAGATCACAGGCAAGGATGGCCAAAAGATTTTTGAGGTCAGCATCATAGATGGCGAACAGGATTAAGACAAACAAGGTATTCAGACACCTTGAAGAAAGCACATCAAAGATAGTAGTACAGCAGGGAGGCACTCGATCAGGGAAGACCTATAACATCCTGCTTTGGATTATTTTTTCATATTGCGAAAAGAACACAGGGAAGATAGTCACCATCTGTAGGAAGACATTCCCTGCACTAAGGGGTACTGTCATGCGTGACTTCTTCCAAATCATCAAGGATCATGAAATCTATTCAGAAGACTTTCACAGCAAAAGCAATAACGAATATTTGCTTAATGGCAATGTTGTAGAATTCATATCACTAGATATGCCTCAGAAGATCAGGGGCAGAAAGAGAGATTTGCTTTTTGCAAATGAAGTCAATGAACTGACCTTTGAAGATTGGCAGCAGTTGCTTTTCAGAACCAATGAAAAGATAATTACAGACTACAATCCTTCAGAAGAATTTCATTGGATTTATGATCAGGTGCTGACTAGATCAGATGTAGAATTCTACCAAACCACCTACAAGGATAACCCATTCCTGGGGGATGTCATCAAGCAGGAGATCGAAAGGCTGAAGGAGATAGATGAGAACTATTGGAGGGTCTACGGACTAGGGGAAAGGGGTCAAAGCAGGTCATTGGTGTACACCTTCCAAACTTGCAAGCAGATACCAAAGGAAGCAAAGCTAGTCAGCTATGGCCTTGACTTCGGATTCTCCAATGATCCTAGTTCACTAGTGAGAACCTACCTGCTAGGGGATGATATGTATGCAGAAGAACTGCTGTATAGAACAGGCATGACAAATCAGGACATAGCCAATGAATTCAAGGTGCTAGGATTGGACAGGTCTACAGAAATCTTTGCAGATTCAGCAGAGCCTAAAAGCATAGAAGAAATCTATAGGATGGGGTGGAATGTCAAGCCTACTATCAAGGGGTCAATCAACCTAGGGATAGACATCATCAGAAGATACAGGCTTCATGCTACGGAAGGAAGTTTCAACATGATCAAGGAACTGAGAAACTACAAATTCATAGAAGATAAAAATGGGCAGATAACCAATAAGCCTGTAGACAATTTTAATCATGCCCTAGATGCACTCAGGTATTCGGTGGTGAATAAGATCACGAACAGCCACCTAGGGAAGTACTCCTTCAGGTAGTATCCACATTTGAACTATCCATGTTTAGACATTAACTATCCATGTTTAGACATTTCTTAGACATTCGGTTTTTCCGAATTTGTAGATAAATACACAAACCAAACAAAATATATTTCTAGCTATGTGGGATAAATTAACTGTCGGACAATTCATAAGCCTCTATGACATTGAGATCAACACGAATCTGAATATCATTGAGAAGCAGCAGAAGATGCTTTCCATAGTGGAGGGCAAGCCTGAAAGCTACTATGACACATTCAAGTACAGGGACTTGATCAGCGAATATGGGGAGAAGCTATCTTTCTTTGATAACATCCCTGAGACTAAGCCTGTGGACTTCCTGAAGATAGGGGATAAGCGGTACAAGTTCTGCTATGAATTACACGAAATCACAGCAGGGCAGTACATTGATATTCTAGCCTTCTCCGGAGAGATCATGCAACTCAATAAGATAGCTGCCTGTTTCTTTCTACCTATGGAGGGGAAGAGATATCAGCCCTATGGGAAGATTCCTCATGATGTGGTGGCAGATGAATTACTGGATGCAAAGTTCATAGAGGTGTATGGATGTATGCTTTTTTTTTGTCAATTATTCAGCGAATTAATAAGCAATACTATAATCTCTTCAATGATCAATCAGGAACTAGCGAAGAAGGTAGTGGATTCATGGGAAGGTGGGGGTGGGTATTCAGCACTAAGCAGGTGGCAGACTTCCAAAATATTAGCGTGAATGAGGCCTTTGAATTGAAGGTGGTAGAATACCTGAACTGCCTAGCATACTTGAAAGATTATAACAAACACAAAGAACTAGAATATAAAAAATGGTCGTTGCAAGCCAAGCTAAAGTAGATGGACTGATTAATGTCGGAGGCTATACACTCAAAGGGAATGAGTTAGTAGTCAGGGCTGAAGAGATACTTCTTCAGAACCTTGAATCTGCTTTGCAAAGGCTAGGTGCTAGACTTGCTGACAATCTTGAGATGAATGCACCAATGGGTGCTACAGGTAAATTGAAATCTACATTTGGTCAGCCTGTTATCAGAGAAACCAAAACAGGATATAGCATTGAGATCAAAACTGATGCAGAATACTTTGACTATATTGATAAGGGTGTCAGGGGTATTGAGCATGACATCAAAAACAAGAAAGTCTACCTGAATAAAGACAATCAATACTACCAATTCAGGAAGTATGGGATGCCTTTGAAAGCCTTGCAGGAATTAGAAGGATGGATGCAGAGAAAGAACATTGAAATAGAAGCAAGGAATCTCAGAATAAAATCAGGAGATGAAACCCTGAAGGGAAGAAGAATGCTTCCACAGATTTCTAGTTCAGCCCAAAGGATGGCATACTACATCAAGAAGTATGGTATAGCAGGGACTAACTTCATCCAAAAATCAATAGATCAATCCAAGCCTGATTTTGAAATAGACATTAAGACAATCGGGGCAGATAGCCTTGTACTAAAAGTAAGAAAATGATAACCCTCACACAGCCATCAATCAGCATACTTCCTGCTTTCAATAGGATTAACTATCAGATAGTTTCTACCAATGCCACAGAGGTAGGATTCAAGTATGTAGTCAAGGTCTACAATTCAGCAAATGAGTTGATAACTACTGCCTACTATGACAGCCCTGCTGATGCATCTGATCCTGTGGAATTTGATGTATCAAAATTTGTTTCTACCCAATTCGAATACACCAAGGGATTCTATGAGACTGCGACATCTTCAAACAGCACAAATATTCTGAAGGGCTTCTACCTGAAGTGCTATGAGTACTATGAGGTGGGAGGGGAATTTGTGATAGTCCTTGCATCTGAGGTAATATCCTCCACCAAATATGCCCTTGCAGGGGCTTTGCCTTTGCTAGAATTGGATGATTGGTATGCTGATGTGAACCTATACAATGGATCAAGCAATACTACCTACAAGCCTTTGACAGCATGGGATACTATCAAGGTCAGAGAATCAGATGCCCAAGTATTTGGATTCATAAACACAGGATTTCTGACAAATGTAGAACTTCTTGTGACCTATAATAATGCCACTACACAGACCTACTTCATAGCAAAGTCAGGGACTGTCTACCCAAATGTAAACTATTTTCAGATCACCCCTTTGACCTATGGAGGCAATGTAGCCTCTATTCAGTTATTTGTGAATTGGAATAACGGATCAGCAAGGAGGTATAAATTTGCTACCCTATACACTCAGGAATGTGGTAAGTTTGACCCTATGCGAATAGCCTACCTAAACAAGTACGGCACTTTTGATTTCTTCAATTTTGACCTAGTCAATAAGACTACTTTAAGCATTGAGAAGAAGGGCTATCAAAGGAATTATGATGGCAGCATCTATGAGGCGAATGGGGTAGTAGTAAAGAACACTAACCCTGTCTACTTCACAAAAGAGATGCAGTCATGGAAGATTATATCTGACTACCTAAATGATGCTCAAAGCGAATTGATCAGGGAACTATATTCTTCACCTTTGGTCTATTTGAATCTTGTGAATGATAACTACATCAGGCCTTCATGGATTCCTGTGAAGCCAAATGCGACATCCTACGAGATCAAAAAGACTGCGACTGATAAACTATTCAACTTAGAATTAGACCTTGAATTTGGGCTTGAAAATAATCGACAGGTGATATGAGTGCTAGACTATTTGTAGAAGGGGTGGAGGTAGATACCCTAGGGAATATTGATGTAGAATTCACCTATTCGGTGGCTGATGTTACTGATATTGAAAGGAGAAACACATCCTATTCAAAGACTATCACGCTGCCATCAACTTCAAAGAATCAGGGGCTGTTCGGAAACATCTTTGATATTTCTGTATCAAATGACTACTACCCTATGGATGTAAACATAGGGCAGAACTTCAACCCTGCAAAGCAAGCCAAAGCCCAAATCTTCCTAGATAATGTCAAGATATTTGATGGTGTCATCAGGATGATGAAAATCAATAACATTTCAGGGAATATCCTATATGAGGTGAATGTCTTTGGAAGACTTCGGGATATCCTTCATGAACTAGGGGATAAGACATTAGCTGATCTTGATTTTGATGACTATGACCATGTGTGGAATAAGGCAAATATTGAGGCATCATGGGCTAGGACTGAATATGTGGAAGGCGGTACAAACTATGTCTATCCTTTGGTGGATTATGGCATCAGTGTTGATGGGGTCACCTACCCTATTAGGAACTTCAAGCCTGCTGTATATGTATCAGAAATCCTGTCAAGAATATTTGATGAGGCAGGCTTCCAAATTACAGCACCAATATTCACATCCTTCTACTTCAAGAAGTTGATTCTAGTAACGGCAGAGAAGATGATCACAAAAGAATCTACTACCCTGCTAGATCAAACCCCTGTCCTGTATCAGCAGGAGGTAACTACTACACCTTCATTCTCCAGGCTGCTTGATTTCAGCAGTACTTTAGCAGCAGGTTTTTTGATCCAAAATTCAGGCACTAGGTTCAGATGGAACAAAGCACAGAACCTGAATACAGGATTGAACTTGAATCTTAGGCTGTCATTTGAATCACTAGAAGCATTCACAGAAAATACATGGACTGTATCTGTGCTGAAAAATGGGTCACCTATTTTGACTTCTACTAGAACTGCTTCCTTAATTTCAGCAGGTCAGTTCTACTATTGGAATGTGGAGATTTCAGGTGGAATAGACCTTGCTTTGAATGACTACTTTGAGGTCAGACTCACAGGTCAGGCACTAGGCAATGTAGGCTACAATCCGAACATTCAGTCAGAGGTAGTGATAGCACCTATAGGATCACTGAAGATAGGGAACACAGTACCTGTGGCAGTGGAACTTGAAGAAGGGGACACCATGAAAATAGAATACACCTTGCCAAAGTCAATGAAGCAGAGGGATTTCTTGAAGTCAATCATTTCAATGTATAACCTGTATATAACACAGGACAGGCTTCGGACAAATGTCCTAGAGATTATCCCCTACAATGAATTCTACCAAACCTTCAAGGATGAAGCCCTAGATTGGAGTGAAAAACTAGATGTAGGTCAAGAGATCAGCATCACACCTTTGAGTGAATTATCAGCCAAAGAATACAGGCTAGCATTTGATAATGATCAGGACTATTGGTCTGAATTCTACAGGACTAAATTCAATCAGGTCTATGGGGAATCAAGAACCATCATTGACAATGATTTCATTTTAGACACAAAGACTGTCAAGGTGATCTTTGCACCACCTGTGATGAGGGAAGAAGTAGCAGGCAGAATCATGATCCACCTGTACAAGGTAGAAAATGGTGTGAAAATCCCTGATAACTTCAAGCCAAGGATAGCCTACTTCCTTCCAGGTGTGACTACTACTTCATGGAATATCCAATATGCAGCAGGGAATACAGCATACAATACCTACCCCTATGCAGGTCACTTGGATAGTCCTACAGAGCCTTCAAATGATGTGCTGTTTGCTGCACCTAGAGAGGTCTATTTCTCTATTGGTGTCTACCCTCAGAATAGTAACCTGTACACAGAATATTATCAGGGACTGATTGATTCAATAGGGGACAGGAACAGCAGGCTTCTTGAAGGGTATTTCTACCTAACACCTACAGATATCATGAACTTGGATTTTCGCAAGATCATCAAAGTAGGGAATCACTACTTTCAACTTGAAAAGGTGGATAAATACAATCCGATAGCAAATGGATTAAGCTATGTTTCATTGTTTAAGATACTTGGGAACATCAGCCCTGTGGACTATGACTTCATCCTTCTTGAGAATGATGCCTATATGCTACAGGAAAACGGAGTAAATAGATTTTATATTTAAGAATTATGGCAGATAAGAGAATTAGTCAGTTAGTTGAAAGGGTAAACATTGCGAATAATGATGTCCTTCCTATAGTAGCAAGCGGTGCTACCACCACAAACAAGGTCACTGTATCAACCCTTCAGGATTGGATGCAAAGCAACCTAGATGTAGGGGTCACTTCTGTAGGTCTATCTATGCCTTCAGCCTTTGTGGTATCCAATAGCCCTGTGACTGCAAGCGGTAATATTAGCGTGACAGGTGCAGGGACAGTATCCCAATACATCAGGGGAGATGGTTCTTTGGCTGACTTCCCTTCAGGAGGTGGAGGTGGTGGTTCATCTGTTAACTACTACCTAAATGGGTCAGTATCTCAGGGAACTATAGGAGGGATTGCCTACAAAGAGATGAATAGAGTTCCTGTACTAGGTGCGGGTACTGACTTTGTAGCTATTGCAGATGGATACCTTGCTTCATTCATTACAGATGCAGGAGACCCTGCTTTGCTTGAAATCCCTGCGGGGAATTGGAATTTTGAAACTTACTTTTCTGCTTCTTCAGGTGGGGGAACTCCTTCCTTCTATGTGGAACTTTACAAGGTAGATTCAGGTGGTACTGCCACCTTGATAGCATCTAATTCGGGAACACCTGAACTGATTGCATTTGGCACTACAATCACCCCATATTTTTCTACTTTGGCAGTACCTACTACTAGCCTAGCTATAACAGATAGACTAGCACTTCGGTACTATGTGGCAAGGTCAGGCAGAACTATCACTTTGCATACAGAGAATAGTCACCTTTGCCAAATCATCACCACATTCACCACAGGCTTGACTGCCTTGAATGGGTTGACTGCACAGGTGCAGAACTTCGCCACAGGCACAAGCGGTAATGACTTCGGGATTAGCAGTTCTGTAAGCACCCACACCTTCAATCTTCCTACGGCAAGTGCTTCAAATCGGGGTGCTTTAAGTAGTGCGGATTGGATTACTTTCAATTCTAAGCAGCCTGCGGGAAACTATGTAACTACGGATACAAGTCAATCAATAACTGCAAATAAATCATTTACAGTAGGATTCAATCTTGGTTCTGAAGGTAGCGGGAATCAGCCTTCTTTCTTTAGAAATACAAGCAGTCTTTATTCAGGTTCTGCAAGTTCAAATATATTTGGTTTTAATAATCAAAATAATATTTATTTCGGAAAAGGTTCAGTCAATGGAGGTGTACTTCAATGGAACAATGCAGCGGTAAGATATTATACTTTGCCAAATTCAGATGGAACTTTGGCTTTAACTTCTGATTTAGCTGCATACCTTCCCTTGACAGGTGGAACTTTATCAAACACACTATTTGGGACTACTTCTATTTTTGGTTCAGCCTTTGCATCTAATCAAACAAGCAAAATAGGTATAGGCTTTGAATCAGGTTATGGAAAAATTAATTCATGGGGTGCAGATACTTCTACTTATGGTGGATTAAGTTTTGAAATTAGCAAGTCAAATGGAGATACCTATCAAGCATTAAGAATTAACCCTGATGGAACTCTTTATGCTTCTGCAGGTGGTTATTATGGGCTTATTGATGCAGCATTTCTTAAAGTAGGAAGTGCAACAGCATTTTCGCAAGTATTAACACCCCCTGTGGCAAAGTTTGTAAACTCTGCAAATAATTTTGTGAAGATTGCACTTGGTCAAGGGGAAACAAATCCAAATTTTAATGACTACTATGGAATTATTGCACTAGACAATAGTACAACCCTAGCAAATAATAAATTAAGGTTTTATCTAGGTTATGATGATGCTGCTACTCCAGGGCATTCAAATGACCAACTAGTAATTCAGGGTGATGGGAATGTTGGAATTGGAACTGCCACCCCTAGTGCTAAACTTCATGTAATGGGCAATGCTACTTTGACAGGTGCTTTGAGCGGGACTAGTGCTAGTTTTAGCGGGAATGTTGCAGTAGGAACAAATAGTTATACTGTATCTTCAGGATATACAGGTGTAGGCATTAATAATGCTACAAATGGAGGTCTTTTAGATTTGCTTTTAAATGATGTAAAAAAAGGAGAATTATATATTACTTCTACATCCTTTAATATGTATGGATTTGCAGGCGTTGGTCTTAATTTAACTGTCGATAATAATTCAAGCAAAGGTTTATCTATTGCTACCACAGGAGCAGCGACCTTCAGCAGTAGTGTGAGTGTGAAAAGCCCATCAAATTCACAAAGTTCTTTTGTTGCTAATTATAGCGGAGGAACTCAAATGATGCAATTATATGAGAAGCCTAGTGGTAGTGATGTAGAACTAAATTTAAGAAATTCAGTAGGAACTGCGGTTGTAAGACTTGACACAAACGGAAATTCTTATTTTACAGGAGGCAATGTAGGCATAGGCACTGCTTCGCCAGACCAAAAACTGCAAGTTGATGGAAACATAAGTCTAGGAAGGTTTAATGTTGGTTCTAGTAGGTATGTAGGATTAACAAATGGAGGAGGTGGATTTGGAGATAGCAGTGGTTCGCACATTGAATTTACATCTAGTTCATCCACAAATGGAATTAATTTCTATACTTATAACGGCACTACTTACTCTGAAAAGATGCGAATCACTTCGGGGGGGTACTTGAAGGCTAGTAATAATGGGAATTATGTAAATGCAACAGCATCATATCACGAATTAAATAATAACTCAGATGCAAGAGTAGCTATTTTAACAAATAGGTCAACGACATTAACAGGGCAAAATGGAATAATGGTTTATTTCAATAATGCTGCACCAAATAATACTACATCAAGTTTTATTGCTTGTGAAGATTCTTCAAATTTAAAATTTATTGTTTATTCAAATGGAAATGTTCAAAATACTAACAATTCCTATGGGGCAATATCTGATGCCAAATTGAAGGAGAATATTGAAGATGCTTCCCCAAAACTAGATGACTTGATGAAGGTCAAGGTCAGAAACTACAATTTGATAGGTGATGACAAAAAGCAAATAGGGGTAATTGCTCAAGAATTGGAAGAGGTATTCCCTGCCATGATTGATGAATCGGAGGACTATGAAGAGGTGGAAGTTCCACAGGTAGATGAAGAAGGAAATGAGATTCTAAATGAAGAAGGGGAAGTAGTAATTACCAAGGAGAGAGTAAGCAAAGGTACTACCACAAAGTCCGTAAAATATTCGGTATTCGTGCCTATGCTTATCAAGGCAATGCAAGAACAGCAGGAGCAAATCAAAGAACTTAAAATAGAAATCGATTCACTTAAAAACCAAATGCAATGAAAATCACACTAACAGAAGAACAAATCAAAATGCTAGAAGCATGGGCACAGGAACTGCCTACAAAGTACGGGATGTCCTTCATCCAATTCCTAGCACAGCAAGTGCAGGAGCAGAACCCGAAGGAAGAAGCAGAATAGTACAAATGGGGAATCAAATCGATTCCCCTAAATTTTAAAACTTACACCAATGGCTGAAGAAAATAAGATAATCCTAGATGCTGATGTCAAACCCTTAAAGAAGCAACTAAGGGAAGCGACTCAAGAACTCCAAGTAGCAAGGCAGAGATTCGGTGAATTCTCCACAGAGGCTGTCAATGCTGCACAGAAGGTAGCTTTGATCAGGGATGAGATTGAGGATGCCAATGAATCGGCACAGCTATTTGATCCAGGGAAGAGATTTCAGGCATTGACTACGGCAGCCTCCACAGCAGCAGGGGGAATAGCAGCAGTTCAGGGGGCTATGGCCTTATTCGGTGGGGAATCACAGGAAGTAGAAAAGGCACTCCTGAAAGTTCAGTCAGCCATGGCACTTTCTCAGGGGCTTTCCCAACTCAAAGACATCAGCAAAGTAGGGGCTCAGTTAAAGACCACCTTCATAGGATTGACCACAGGTGTCAACGGATTCAAGAAGGCTTTAATTGCTACAGGAATCGGTGCTTTGGTGGTAGCTGTGGGGCTATTGGTGACCTATTGGGAAGACATCTTAGGTCTAGTGAATGGTGTAGGCAGTGAACAAAAGAAACTCAATGAAGCCACCCAAAAAGACCTAGAAGCAAACAAGGAAAAACTTGATGCCATAGATGGTCAGGCGAATCAATTAAAACTTCAAGGAAAGTCTGAAGAAGAAATCCTGAAGATGAAGATAGCCCAAACAGATGAGGCTATTAAGGCAGCAGAGATCAACCTACAGAATGCTGAAGCTACCAAGCAGGCACAGGTAGAAGCATCAATGCGGAACAAAGCTATCCTTCAGGGATTGATTGCAATGGTGACAGCACCAATCACAGCAGTCCTAGCAGGTATTGATTTGATAGGTAAGGCAGTAGGGCAGAATTTCAATCTTGCAGAAGGCTTCACAGGTGGAATAGCTGAAATGGTATTTGATCCTGAAGCAGTAGCAGAAGAAGGTGATAAGACTATCAAGGAAGCACAAGCCCAACTCAATCAACTAAAGGAAAAAAGGGCAGGATTTGAATTGTCTGTTTTGGATGGTCAGAAAGCAGCAGGTGAAAAGGCAGCAGCAGAAAGGGAAAAGCAGAACCAAAAGGAGCAGGAAGCACTAGCCATCTTGAATGATGCTAGAACAAAGATGCTAGACAAACAGAAGCAAGAAGAAGAGGCAGTAGAAAAGGCCTATTCTGAGAAGTTCCTAAAGTTGAAAGAGGCAGGGATTGAAGATGATGGCATCCTAGAAGCATCCAAGCAGAAGGAACTCCAAGACATCAAAGATAAATATCAGAAGGAAGAGGCAGACAAAGAAGAGGCATTTCAAAAACAGCTAAATGAGATCAGAACACAGGTCAGATTAGAAGGCATCAAGGATGAAAATGAGAAAGCTAGGGAGCAGATTTTGCTAGAATATGAAAAGCAAAGATTAGAGATATTTGAGAATGAAAAACTGACAGCAGAGCAGAAGACAGCCCTAGCCCTAGAACTAGCAACACAGGAACAGCAGGCACTAGCAGCACTTCAGTTGACTATTGATCAGCAGGCAGCAGCAGAAGACCTAGCAGAACTTGAAAGGGAGATGGCACAGGCTGACCTATCCTTCCAAATTCAAAGGAATCTTCTTGATCAGAAAGAAGCACTTTTGACTGAGCAGCTAGAAGCAGGACTTATCACAGAAAAAGCCTACACAGAAGCCATCAGGGAGAATGTAGATGCAAGGATAGAACTCGATAAGAAAAAGCTAGAAAATGCTGCTAGGGTTTCAGGACTTCTTGCAGGTGTGGCTGATTTGGTGGGTAAGAATACAGCAGCGGGAAAGGCTACGGCAATAGCTGCTACTACTATTGACACCTATCTAGGGGCACAGAAAGCCTATACTTCACAGCTAATTCCAGGTGATCCATCTTCACCTATCAGGGCTGCACTTGCTGCTGCCTTGGCTGTGGCAGGTGGTATAAAGAATGTTAGGGCTATTGCAAAGACACAAGTCCCAGGTGGGAAAGGTGGAGGAGCATCTGCCCCTGATGTATCTGCATCAGCACCACAGACTGCTTCAGCAGTTCCTACTGTTGGGAATAGTCCTGTGACAGCACTAGGTCAGGTGATGAATAATCAGCCACCACTCAGAGCCTATGTAGTGGAAAGCGAAGTGACAGGAACTCAGAAGCGTGTGGCAGATATTGAACGCAGGGCAGGATTTTAATACTTAAAGACATGGATAAGAAAATACCACTTTATCAAATGATGATAGGGGATGCTATTGAGGATGATGAAGAAGTTGACTTCATTGCCTTGGTTGAATACCCTGCAATTCAGAAAAACTTTCTTGCTTTCAAGGATCAATTTGTAGAGCCTACAGCAAACGAATCAAAAGAAGAATTCCTTCCTAGATGCATTGAATATGTAATCAATGAAGGTAAGGAATCAGAGCAGGCTGTGGCTATTTGCTCAAATCTTTGGGAAGGTAGATTTCAGGAGGATTCCTATAATGACTACCCACAATCAGCAAAGGACAATGCTGAAAGAGGAATCCGTTTGAATGAGGAACTAGGCAATAAATGTGCTACTCAGGTAGGGAAGGTCAGAGCGACTCAGATAATGAAAGGAGAACCACTTTCTAGGGAGACCATCCGTAGGACTTATTCCTACCTAAGTAGGGCAGCGGAGTACTACAAGCCTGAAGACACAGAAGCCTGTGGGACTATCTCCTATCTTTTATGGGGTGGTGAGCCTATGCTCAGATGGGCAGAAAGCAAGATGAATCAGGAAGATTTTCATGCTGTAGGATTTAACAAATTCAACATTCAAAACCCTGAGCAGCGGATCGTGACAGGTGCTTTGATGATTGCAGATTTGCCAATCTACAGAAGGGATGGGGATGAGGAGTACTATGTGACCTTTTCTGCTGCTGAGATCAAGAAGATAGTGCAGCGTTTCTTCAAGAAGGGCTATCAATCTAGGGTAAATGTAGAACACTCTACACCTGTAGATGGGGTCTTCATGTTTGAATCCTACATCATTGACAGGGAGAAAGGAATCATGCCACCTAATGGATTTGAAGAAGTCTCTGATGGGTCATGGTTTGGATCATTCAAAGTAGAGAATGAGAAGATATGGGAAGAGGTGAAGGCAGGGACTTTCAAAGGCTTTTCTGTGGAGGGGCTTTTCAGATATGAGAAGACAAACAAAGTGATCACAGAGGAGGAGCAAATCATGTCACAAATTTTCAAAATATTGAGTCAAATTGAACATTAAATACTAAACGAATACTTACAATTATGAACGCAAAAGAAGCACTAGTACAGATTAAGCAACTTCTATTCTCAGAAGCAGAAAAGAAGGCAGCCTTTGCATTAACTGAAGGCAAACTAGTAGATGGAACTATTGTAGCCTATGATCTAGAATCAGGTGAAATCTTTGTAGTAGGAGCAGAAGGTGAATCAATCCCTGCACCTGTTGGAGAACATCAGCTAGAATCAGGTGAAATAGTAGTAGTCCTTGAAGAAGGTAAAATTGCAGAGATTAAAAAAGCAGAAGAAGAGCCTAAGATCGAAGTTGAGATTGAGGCTGCTGCTGAAGAAGTACCTGCTGAAGAGCCTGTGAAGGATGAAGCAATGGCCAAAGTAGAGCAGGCCATGGGTGACCTTGAAAAGAAAGTTGAAGAACTTGCTGCCAAGGTAGAAGAAATGGCAAAGAAGAACGAAGAGATGAAGCAAGCAGTACAACTTTCTGCGGTGGTTATCGAATCCCTAGCCAAAGAACCAAGTGACAAAGCAATATCTGCTCCCAACTCTTTTCATAAGGCAATCAAAGTAGAGAAGGAAGACAGATATTCAAACATTCAAAAAGCATTTCAAATTTTAAAACAAAAATAAAATGGCCTTAGATTTATCAGCATTAACTAACTATGTGAAGGAGAACGAATTGCAGCTAACATCTGCTGCTATCTTCTCTGCAAAAACTGCTTCTTTGATTGAAGCTAGAGGTAATGTCCAGGTGGGTATTAAATCCGCTGAGACTATCAACATCATGACTACTGATGCAGTATTCCAATCAGGTGGAACTTGCGGTTTCAACTCAAGCGGAACTACTACTATCACTCAAAGAACTTTGACAGTAGGAAAGATTAAAGTACAGGAATCAATTTGCCCTAAGACTTTTGAAGCTAAGTACACTCAGAAGGCTTTGCGTGAAGGTTCTAGCTATGACTACATGGCTTATGCATCTGAATATTCTGCACAGAAAGTACAGAGAATCGGTGCTGCCCTTGAGACTGCAATTTGGCAAGGTGATACAGGAAGCGGAAACGCTAACCTAAACAAGTTTAACGGCTTGGTAAAAATCATCAATGATCTAGGATTCGGTGGTGCAGGTGATCCTATCAATGGAAACACTTCCAACTTGACTACTTTGACCAAGGCGAATGTAGAGCAGGCTGTAGATGATATCTTTGCTGCTATCCCTGCTGCCCTTTTGGACAAGGATGATGTAGTGATCTTTGCAGGTAATGATACTTTCAGAGAATATGTGTTGGCTTTGAGAGATGCTAACTTGTATCACTACCCTGTAGATGCTGCCAACATGGAACTAATCATCCCAGGTACTTCTATCAAGTTGATTGGTGTGAATGGTTTGAACGGAACTGACAAGATGTTCGGTGTATCTATGAGCAACTTGTACCTAGGTACAGATATGCTTAATGAGCAGGATCGCTTTGAATTGTTCTATGCTAAAGAGGCAGACGAAATGAGATTCGTAGTAGAATTCAAACTAGGTGTACAAGTAGCCTTCCCTGACGAAGTAGTGTTCTGGAAGTTGTATGTTGCTCCTTAATTGATTAAAATATCGGGGAAGGGATTGGCCTTCCCCTTCACACTTTAAATAAAAAAATACTATGCCTTGTGCCTTAACTCAATCATACACATTAGACTGCAAAGATTCAATCGGTGGTCTTAAAGAAGTATGGTTTGCAGCGGTAGAAGATGTGGCTTCTTGGACAGGTGCTAGCGGTACATATACTGCTGTCACTATGGATGCAGGCAAATACTTTTGGAAGTACGAACTAGTTAAAGAAAGTTCAAACTTCGCAGAGGCTGTCAACACCAATGTTCAAAATGGCACTGTGTTCTACGCTCAGACCTTAGAAATCATTCTAAACAAATTGCAAGTAAATACCCGAAATGAGATTCTTCTCTTGGCTAAGAATAGACTAGTAGCCCTAGTGAAAGATAACAATGACAAAATTTGGGTTCTAGGATTTGCAAATGGTTTGGACATCACAGGCGGTGGTTCTGCTACAGGTACTGCCTTCGGTGATCGTAATGGCTACACATTGACCTTCACAGGCAATGAGAAAGAACTAGCAGCATTGTTCACAGGAACTCCTCCTGTATCTGCTTAATATTTGGTTTGTTGTTTATGTGAAAAGCACCTTCTTTATGGAGGTGTTTTTTTTTGTGTACATGGGTAGTCTATTTTGTATTTATGGTTATGGTTATAATTCAGAAAGGATCAGCAAGTGCTATCTTCATAGCCCTATTTGATAAGAGGCAAACAAGCAGCAACACCTACACCTTCCTATTTCAGCATGAAGTAACAAAGGAAGAGGTGACCTTGAGCCTAGCAGATGTCAGTACCCATAAGGAAAGATACTCAGAATTCAATATCCTTCAGGCTTCTTTTCAGAATAGCACTGTAGGCTTTTGGCGGTACTATGTAACCCAAGCGGGAAGCGGTGCTACAATTATAGCCACAGGAAAGATGGAACTGACAGCAGTGAATTTGTCAACAGCAGGAGTGGTCAGATATGATGGCTACAATGGTAACTACAAAACATATACAACAGTATGATAAAGTTTTTCAAATTTGACCAAGTGCCTCTACCCATTTACAAAGAAGTGAAGGGAAAGGATTGGATTTATTATGGGGAAAGAAATGACTACCCAAACTACCTACTAAGGCTGTACAATAATTCTGCAAAGCACAATGCAATAGTCACAGGCAAGGTAGACTACATCTGTGGCAATGGATGGTCAGTGAAGACTGAAGATGAAATGCAGAAGGCGAAGGCCTACGGCATGATCAATCAGGTCAATTCTGAAGAAGAATCCTTGAATGAGTTAACTAAAAAGTTGACTACTGACATGACCATCTTTGGAGGATACTACCTTCAGGTGATATGGACAAAAGCCACAGGTGAAATTGCTGAACTTTACCATGTAGACTACTACAAGGTCAGAACCAATCATGACAATAGTGAATTCTATGTATCCGATAATTGGATCAAGAATGACAATGTCAACCCTAGGCCTGACTATGAGACCTTCCCTGCATTCGATCCTAATAACAGAACAGGATCACAGATTCTGTACTTCAAGGAATACAGAGCAGGGGCAAATACCTATTCTTTGCCTGACTACAGAGGTGCAATCTCCTACATTGAACTAGATATCTCTATAGGGGAATACCACCTGAACACGATAAACAATGGAATGTTCTCTTCCAAGTTGATAAACTTGAATGGGGGCAAAGTATCCCAGGAGGAAGAAGATAGAATTGAAAGACAATTCAAAGACAAATTCTCAGGATCAAAGAATGCAGGAAAATTCATGCTTGCATTCAATGATTCAAAGGAGAATGAACCTTCCATAGTAGACCTATCAGGGACTGAACTTGATAAGCACTTTGACCTTTTGAATAAGACAGTACAAACTGAAATTTTCTCAGGTCACAAGGTGAGTAGCCCTATGCTTTTTGGAATTAAAACAGAAGGTCAGCTAGGTGGTAGATCAGAGATGCGTGAAGCATATGAATTGTTTCAGAATACCTATGTGAATACCAAGCAGCGGAACATAGAAGAGACCATCAATTACCTGTACAAGTTTAATGACTTGACAGCTATCCTAGAACTTCGAAAGACTGAGCCTATCAATTTTGAATTCTCTGAGGCTATCATCTCTGCTAACATGACACAGGAAGAGATCAGAGAAAAGCTAGGTCTGAACCCAATCGAGAAGAAAGAAAGTGCAGGATCACAGGACATCATCAATTCCCTGAACAGCCTATCACCTTTGATTGCCACCAAGGTAGTAGAATCAATGGATGTGAATGAATTGCGTGGCCTTATTGGGCTTCCAATCAGAACAGATATTGTCACCCCTGTTGCGATAAATGAAGCCCCTGTAGCAGAGCCTACAGCCTTCCATGATCACAAGCATCTGAACTGCTCAATCTCTGATCATGATGCAGAAATCTTAGCCAAGTTTGAAGGCAAAGGATTCAGCAGGGATAGATTTAAAATCCTAGAAAGCAATAAGATGTTCTTTTCTTCAATGGATGAATTTGTGAAGAATGAACTATTTGCAGAATACATCTTGAATGAGGTGCAGCGGAATATAGTGAAGCAGATTCAGAATGATCCTGCCATCACCATTCCACAGATTGCAAAGGCTACAGGAATAGATGAGGCTTCAGTCATTGGTAGAATCAACACCTTGATAGATGACAATGTACTAGAAGAGAAGATTGATAGAGAAGGCCTGATCACTAGAAAAGTGACTAGAACAGGGGAGGCAGCGGTCAGAAGACTTGAGCCAATTACTTCATTCAGGGTTCTATATTCTTATGAATTAAGGCCAAACATTCCTGATCTAAAAGCAGGTTCTCAATCAAGGCCTTTGTGCAAAGAATTAATGAAAAGAAGCCTTTTGTTTACTAGGGAAGAGATTCAGAATATCTCAAATCAGCTAGGCTATTCAGTGTTTCAACTTTGCGGTGGATGGTACAGAAGACCAGGCACAAACATAGTCACTCCCTATTGTAGGCATGAGTGGAAAAGAAATGTAGTAATCGAAAAGACATCAAGATGAGTGCAAATGTTCTAATGATCAGTGAGCAGTCCTTCAAGGATTTCACTGTAGCCTCCGCAAATATAGACCTGAAGAATGTGACACAGGTCATCAAGATGACTCAGGATAGGTACATTCATCCTATTCTAGGGTCAGCACTCTATGACAAAATCCTTTCCTTGATTGTGGCAAACACCATAGGTCAGGCAGGGAATGCTGTATATAAGACTTTGCTAGATTCCTACATCACAGATACCCTATTCAATTATGTCCTAGGTGAATTGCCTATGGCATTGCAGTACAAGTTTGTGAACAAAGGTGTAGTGAAAAGAAAAAGTGAGAACATAGAAGAACCTACCTTCGCAGAATTGCAGTCCATTTCACAATACTACAAGGGATATGCTGAATGGTATGCAGAAAGGACTATCAATTATCTGTGTGCGAATTCTACCCTATACCCTGAGTACTTGAATCCAGGGTCTGATGTGACTACTATTCAGCCTGTCAGCAATCAGTACAAGGTAGCTATCAATCTAGGTAGTGGATACTATGAAGACCCTAGGCCATACAGCGAAAGATACCAAGGGAACAGATACAAAAAACCATTCTAATCATGGCCTATTCCAAGAACGAAAAAAAACTCAAGGAATATTTAAGCAAACAAAATGACCTTAGCAGAACTAGTAGCAAAACTAAAAGCAATACAGGCAGCACACCCAATGATAAGAACATTCGGTGAAGGGGATATCTATGACTATGTAGACAATGGAGGGGAGATTGAATACCCTGTCCTTTGGACTGTGGTCAGACCTGCCCAATATTCTACATCTGTTATCAGATACAGGGCTGTCCTTCTATTTGCTGATCTGCTAACTGAAGACAAATCAAACAGGCTACAGATTCAAAGTGATCAGATGCTTGTAGCCTTGGATGTGCTAGGGAAGTTGAAACTAGACACAGCCTATTCCTTCAATCCTTCAACAAATGCTACCATTGAATTCTTCCAAGAAAGATTTGATGACTTTACGGCAGGGGTATCTATTGAGATAGAGATCAGTAGCCCTGTACCTTTGAACCTTTGTGCAATTCCTACAACTTAAACAAAAATGAATATCTTCCAAAAAGATGAAATAGGAGTACCTTCCACCTTTGTGGCAATCATTGCCAACATCTTTCAGGCTATTGACTTGATGAATGTGAATATCTTCTTGACTGTGATTATTTCACTGCTGTCAATCGTGTGGCTAGTCTTCAAGATCAAGAACGAAAAAGCAATCTTTGACAGCAAGAAGAAAGATGAAGAAGGGAAGTAGTACACAGATCAAGATCACCTTTGGAAAGCGAAGGAATGGGAAGGCAAAGAAGGCCTATTCAAAGGCATTGAATAAGCCCAAGAGATACAGGGGTCAGGGAAGATGAAAAGACCTATCAAGTATAACCAAACGGAACGATCCACAGGCTTATGGATTTTAATGGGGTAGCAAATGGGGTGAAGGGCTTCAACAAAGAAAGCATTCACATATCCTACATTGGAGGGATAACCAAGGAAGGCAGACCTGTAGACAATAGAACTGCTGTGCAAAAAGAAGCTATTTTAAAGTGCATAAAAGAGGTGATTGAGTGGTCAGATAATAAGTGCCTAATCATTCAGGGTCACAGAGACTTCCCGAATGCAAATAAGGCCTGCCCATGCTTTGATGCCAAGGCAGAATATAGGGGAATAGTATGAAAGCAATCCTAAAATTCAATCTACCTGAAGACAATCATGAATTCACAAATGCTGTGAATGGGGCTAAAATGAAGTCTATCCTGTGGGACTTGAAAGAATACTTCAGGGATGAATTAAAATATCAAGACCTTAATGAAGTTGAATACAAAACCATAGAAAAAGCATCTGAGTATTTTTGGAATTTAATCAATAGTGAAAATATAGACCTAGACTCATGAAGGTGAATAACATCAAGCAATGGAAGACCACAGCCCTAGGATTGATTTTGATCCTAGCTAGTATTGCATCTGTATTTGTGAAGGGCTTATCATGGGCTGATGCATCCTTCGGGATCGGCACAGGTCTAGTCCTGATATTCAGCCCTGATTCAATCCTGTCTAGGTTTGAAAAGTTTGTAAAAAACTAAAACCAAATAAATGGAACTTACCAAAATTGCAAGGAATGTGCATTCACTTTCACTTAGCAAAGAGGAGAACAGGGTAGCACTTCTTTCTGACATCCATTGGGATAATCCCAAATGTGACAGGGATATGCTGAAAAGACATCTTGACTATTGCCTTGAGAATAATATTCCTATTTTTATCAATGGGGATTTCTTTTGCTGTATGCAGGGGCGCATGGATCGGAGGAGCAACAAATCAGACATCAGGCCTGAACACAATAACGCAAAATATTTAGATTCAGTGATAGAAACTGCCATTGAATGGTGGTCACCTTATGCATCACTATTGACTGTGATAGGCTACGGCAATCATGAGACATCTATCATCAAGTATTCAGAGACTGATATCCTGCAAAGATTCGTAGACCTATTCAACTACAAAAATCAAAGCAGTGTGTACACAGGTGGATATGGTGGATGGATGGTGATCAAATATGAATTGAAAGCTAACACCTTGATGACCAAGACCTTAAAGTATTTTCATGGGAGTGCAGGCGGTGGAATTGTTACACGCGGGGCTATCAACTTGACTAGGGCACTAGAAATCTATGAGAACATGGACATCTTTGTCATGGGTCATATTCATGAGAATTCAAGTAGGAATGATGTGAGGGATACCCTTCAGTACAACCAAGGGAAGAGGGTCTATGAATTACAGCAAAAGCAGATTCACCTTGCTATCACAGGGACATACAAGGAAGAATATGGTGATGGTAGTCAGGGGTGGCACATTGAAAGAGGTGCGCCTGTCAAGCCTGTAGGAGGAAGAATCTTGACATTGCATGGAAGAAGACACAGGAGTGATGAAGGAGAACATTATGAATTATTAATAGACTCAATAAAATTCCCACTATGATGGACAGAGAACAAACAAGGATAGCAGGAATCTTCTTTTTGATTGGGGCAATAGTAGCTATCATTCTATTCCCTAAGAAAGAAGTGGAGACCATCTATAAGACAGAAATCAAAAAAGAAAGTGATACCATCTATGTGGCCTCCACAGATACGGTATAT